AAAAATGCAAGGTTGCATTGCGAAAGACAGAACTTAAGGATGTTTATAAATGCCCGGCATGTGGCATGATAACTAATGAAAGGCTTGATGATAAATAATGGCAGTTTATAGAGGTCGACAAGTTAAACTAAATAAACCATTTAGATTATCCGCAGAGGAAAACAAACGTAAAAAGTTTGGTGTTTATGTTAAAAACAAATCAACCGGGAAAGTTAAAAAGGTGACGTTTGGATTTAGGGGAATGAGTATTAAAAAAAATAACCCAGTTCGTCAGCGATCCTTTTTAGCAAGAATGGGTGGTGTTCTTAAAAATGTAAAAGGTCAGAAATCTTTATCCCCCGCCTTCTGGTCAATAAAGGCATGGAAAAAGGACTTCCCTCTTTAATGTCTAAAATTTTAGAAAAACTTGCTGATCAGCATGAAGAGAGGATGATCAATGTTTTATATAAGCTTGAAGACGATGTTGTGAGGGAAGTAACTAAAGCTTTAGATCAAGATATTGTGTCGGCTCGTCTTGCGATTCAATTGCAACCCAGAATCAGAAACCTTATTGAAACAACTTTTTTGAATGAAGCTGATATTATAATCAATGAAGAATATAACAAGATAGCAAAAGAGGTCTTGGACACCTTTGGTGAGATGCCGATCCCGGCAAGATTCAAAAATTTAACTGATGTTGATCTGCAAACAATAAATGCTCTTAAATATCAAGCTTTTAGTGGATTTGAAGATATAGCTGAGAGATTCCTTAAAGTTATAAACGATGAAATATATCAAAGCACGATTGCCGGTAGACCTTTTGAAGATATGGTTGAGAACATAAAATCACACATAAATGGTGTTTATAAAAAAGCAAACACTCGGGAGATAAATGAATTAGTCGATTTTATTAACGAGAATAAATACAAGGCATCAATGCGAAGCCAGGTGGAAGATGCAATCAGAAAATTACACACTCAATATGCAAGTGATAGGGCGGGAAATAATCTAAGAAGGTATGCCGGGCAGATTGCTCACGATTCAGTTATGCAGTTTCATGGTCAATTCACAGTTGCTAAAGCAAAAGCATCTGGTCTGAATCATTATCGTTATACTGGCACACTTGTAAGAGATAGTAGACCTTTTTGTGTCAATATGTTAAACAGGACATTAACCGAAGATGAGATTCGGGATATTTGGAAGACTCAAGGTTGGCAAGGCAAATCCACTGGCGATCCTTTTATAGTTCGAGGTGGGTACAGATGTCGACACACATGGATTCCAACCAACCCAGACTGGGATATATAGGAGAGAGAAATGGCAGAAGAAAATCAAGTAGAACAAACTACTGAAACCAAAGAAGAAGAAGAAAAACCAATTGAGCAAGAAAAATCAAATGCTCACACCTTCACTCAAGATGAAGTTAATAATATCGTTGAGAGACGATTAGCAAAAGAAAGAGGCTCCATGTATAAAAAGCTTGGTGTCGATGATTTGGATGTTGCAGTTAATGCAGTCAAGAGTCAAAAAGAAGCTGAGGAAAAGCAACGAATTCAACGAGGTGAGTTTGAGGAGATTCTTAAAAATAAAACTCAAGAATTTACAAAAGAAAAACAAGAACTCCAAAATCAATTAAGAGACATAAAGATAAATAAATCTTTATTATCATCAGCCTCAAAAAACAAAGCAATAAATCCAGATCAAGTTGTAGAGCTTTTGAAAAGCGATATTAAACTAAATGAAAGCGGAAATGTAGAAATACTTGATAAATCCGGATTGCCAAGATACAATCAAACGGGGGAACTCTTAACGACTGATGAATTAGTCCAAGAGTTCTTAACACAAAACCCGCACTTTGTTTCAGCAACCCCCAGCGGTTCTGGTTCGGTGTCAAATGTGGATAGACAAGAACTCAATAAGTCTTTAAATTTGAGTGAGTTAAATTTTAATAATCCAGAGGATAAGAAAAGGTATGCTGAATGGAGAAAGCAGAGAGATTCCAAACCTCGAGTTATTAATTCAAACCCATAACTTGTTTTATTTATAGGAGTAAAAAATGGCAAATGAAACAACCAGTTCTACCATTTCGGAACTCTACACCGAGATCGTAGCAGAGGCGTTATTTGTTGCTAGTGAGCAATCAATAATGAGAAACTTAGTTAGAAACTACACAATTGCGGGTGGCGGAAAATCAGTTGAGGTTCCAATATATGCAACAGTTTCAGCATCAGCGGTCAATGAAGCAACCGACCTTTCAAACACAGCAGTCAATCCAACTTCAGTAACAATAACTGCATCTGAGGTAGGTATCATGACAACACTAACAGATTTAGCTCGTAATTCAGCGGGTAGAAATGTTGCTGGGGATATCGGTAGATTATTTGGTGAGGCAATCGCTAGGAAAGTCGATGCAGACTTATCAGCATTGTTCACAGGGTTCTCAACAGAGAGAGCCGGAGGTGCTGGTCAAGAATTAACAGTTGCCGATATATTTGAGGCAGTTGCAGACCTAAGAACAGCAAACGCACCAGCTCCTTATTATGGAGTCTTTCATCCAAAACAAATATTTAACGTCAAAAAGTCTTTAACTAACACTTTTGTTGGCAGAGACACCGAGCTTTCGAATGAAGCCATGAGAAGTGGTTTTGTTGGAACAATTGCTGGGGTACAAATTTTTGAATCATCAAATATTTCAGTGGATGGTTCAGATGACTCAATTGGCGGTGTTTTCTCTCAAGACGCACTTGCATTAGCAATGATGCAAGACCTCAAACTTGAGACTCAAAGAGACGCATCGCTAAGAGCAGATGAAATCGTTGCAACCGCAGTTTATGGTGTAAGCGAAATCCATGATAGTTATGGTGTTAAATTAACAGCAGACACTTTGGCTAACTAATAACCAACGGGGAGGGAGACCTCCCCTTTTTATTAAAGGACAAAAATTATGGATATGGTTAAACTTGTCAAAGGCGATAGGATCATTGAAAGACGCAAAGTTGATTATGAGAACAACCTCAATATTTGGACATTAAGGGGTTGGAAACTTGATGATGGCAAACCTAAAGCACAACCTAAACCAGAACCTAAGCCAGAACCTAAAGTTGACAGTGAATGGCAAAAAGATGAACTCAAACCTAAAAAGACATCAAAAAAGGCTGAATAATGTCATCCACAGTTTTTAGTGTTCAAAATACACATCTGCAAAAAATACAACCAGATATTCTTGGCTTTGGAATCACAACCTTTGTAGATCAAATTCAATTTGCTGAAAATGATGTGATCAGACGTGTTCGAGAAGAATGGTGGGAAAGATATCGACACCAAGTGAGATACAAAGATATAACAAAAGTCACATCTGTGGAAATGGAAAACAGTAAGCTCACTCCTTCCCAATGGGAACTCTCAGTTGTTTATTTAGCATTATGGAAGTATATCTATCCCCAACTCACAAAATGGAGAGACCCGGACACTGGAGAAGGCAAAGACACTTTTCAAGTTCAAATTGATTTTTACCGGGATCGTTATGAAGAGGAGTTTCAAGCTATACTTAGAGATGGCGTTGAATACGACGAGGATGGTGGCGGAACAGTTAGTGATTCCGAGAAGGAGCCTCTGCATTATTTAAGACTTGTGAGATAATGGTAGCAATAAGGGTTGATGCAAACACAATTGGAGTGACCAACTTTCTCAAGGGCATCCAAAGAAAACAAAAGGCAACAATCAAAAAGGGATTAAACAGAGTTTCTAATATGGCAATCCTTATGATAACAAAGAGAACCCAACAAGGAAAACTCCCGGATGGAGGTTCTTTTGTGCCTTACACAAAGAAAACAGTAGAACTCAGAAAGAAAAAGGGAAGGCAGACAGCTTTTGTTGATTTGACTGATTCTGGGATGATGTTTCGAAGTTTAGATTTCAGACAAAAAGGTTTTAAAAACACTTTATTATTTACCAACAAAGAAAGAGAGCAGATTGCTTTCAGACATGATTTTTTGGGCGTTGGGAAACGAAAAACTAAAAGACCTTTCTTTTCAGTAGGAAATAAAGAGGAAGATAAATTGATTCAAGAGTTTTCAAGTTTTTATTTCAAAGAGATGGGTATATGAGCAAAAGAGAAAACATCGCTGGTGATATAATAACAAAGCTTGATGCAGTCACATCTCCAATCGAGTTCAAAAAAATAACTAGAGAACCTTTTGAAGTAGAAGAATTATCAGATGCACAGTTTCCCGCTTTGTTTGTGCAATCTGGAGATGAAACAAGAGAGGTTTCTTCGATTGGCGACACAGGTTCTGGAACTTATAGAGGCACAATTGATTTTCTTATTGTTGCTTTTGGAAAAGGCACAGACACAAATATTGACACAGTCAGAAATCAAATCATTGAAGTTGTCGAAGAAACATTAGATAATGATATAACCAGAAATGGGAATGCAATAGACACTCAGATTATTGAGGCATCTTCCGACGAAGGAACAATTTATCCTTATGGAGGAGTGAGAATCACCGCAAGGGTTATTTATGAATTTACAAGAGGGAGTGCATAATGGCAAAAAATGTTACTATGAAAAAAGGTGAAACTATTATAAAATGTTCTCAAGATCATGTTGAGCATTTCGAAAGTAATGGTTTTGCTATACATGATACAAAATCAGAACCTAAAAAAACTGATAAAACAAAAGAAACCAAAGAGAAGGAGTAATAAATGGCTACACATCATGGAAAAGAAGGTGTTGTTACAATTGGCGGTACAACATTAGGAAATGCCACAGGATTCACTGTTGATACAACTCACGATGTTGTTGAAGACACAGCATTGGGAAATTCAATGAAATCCTTTTTAGTTGGCAGAGGAACTTATACTTTCACAATTGACATGAATTTTGACGAGACAGATTCTGGTCAAACAACATTGGTACAAGGTGCTGAATTGACCTTTGCTTTTCTTCCAGAAGGAAATGAATCTGGAGACAGAAAGTTCTCCGGGACAGGAATCGTCACAGGAATGTCTGTTGGTGTTACTTTAGATGGAGTCACAACAAGGACAGTTTCCGGGCAAGGCACTGGTGGTCTGACAATCGGAACTGTGTAAATGTCTGATCAAAAGATTGATTATTTTGATGGTATAAGAGACCATTTCAGTCAGCTTGACACACAAATAATAGAAGTACCCGAGTGGGGATTGACTGGCGATAAAGCTATTTATTGTAAACCATTTAACATGCTTGAAAAACAAAAGATATTCAAAGGAGCATCAAACACAGATTTGATTGTTCTCATTGATGTTATTATTGAAAAAGCATTAACAAAAGATGGTGACAAAATGTTTAATGCAAGTCATACATTAGCTTTTAAAACTAAAGCTGACACAAATGTCATCGCAGACGTTGCAACCAAAATTATGGGAACTGGTAATGCTGATGTTGAGGATTATAAAAAAAACTAAAAAATGACACTGAGCTACATAATATCTTTGCTTTGGCGGAAAAGCTCTCAAAATCAGCATCTGAAATAATGCAAATGTCTGTGCAAGAATTCAATATGTGGTTAGCATATTATGAGATTCAACAAGAAGAAAAAGAAAGAGATCACAGGCTACAACAGGCAAGAAGGTAAATGGCAACAAAACAAGTAAATATAGATATTATAGCCAAAGACAAAACCAGACAGGCTATGAAGTCAGCCACGATGGGTGTCGAAAGATTAAAAAACTCAGTTTTTAATTTAAGAAATGCATTAGTTGGATTAGGAGCTGGTCTTGTTGCTAAAAGCTTTATTGACACTGGAAGGGAAGTTGAAAGACTCCGAGTCAGATTTAAATTTCTTTTTGATGAAGCGGGAGAAGGTGAAAAGGCATTTAAGGGTCTAATAAAGTTTGCAAGTCAAGTTCCATTCAGTTTAGAGGAAATACAAAGAGGGTCTGCTAACCTTGCAGTTGTTTCCAAAGACGCTGATGAGCTAAATAAACTACTTAAAATCACTGGAGATATTGCAAGTGCCTCTGGTTTAGATTTCCAAACAACTGCCGAGCAAATTCAAAGAACATTTGCTGGAGGTATAAACTCCGCTGATTTATTTCGAGAAAGAGGTGTTCGAGCCTTATTAGGTTTTGAGGCGGGAGTTGCCATAAGTGCAGAACAATCAAGAGACCATATTTTAAAAGCATTTGAAGAGGGATCACTATCTGTCGTTGGTGCAAGTTCCGTCATGGCAAAGACCTTTGATGGAACATTATCGATGATAGGAGATAAGTTTAATTTATTTAAAATGGCAGTTATGGATTCTGCACCTTTTGATTTCTTAAAGTCCGGTGCGATGTTTATTGAAAAAGAATTAGAAAAAAACTTTGGTGGAATTGAAAAAGCGGGGGAAAGACTAGGTGTCGCAATAGTTGGTGCTTTGAAAGACGTTTTAAGGTTTGGAGCAAAAACCATAGATTTTCTGATGCCACTTTTCAAATTTGTTAAAAATTCAGTTATTAACTTAATTGAGTTTGCACAGGGTGTACCACAGCCTTTTGCATCCGTCGGAATTATTGGATTTCTTATGCTTGGCACAAAGGGAAAACTCTTAGTGGCTTTTATAGGTGGCATCATTGATGAAATAAGAGAAACTGTTGGATTTCTAATTCAAGGCTTAGCTACCGCACAAGAAAAACTTAACTCATTTACTTTTGGAAGGAGTCAAGAAAGAATTGATGCAGTCACACAAAGCATAAAAGAAATGAGAGAAATTGCTGAAAGACTCAAAACGCCAATAGCAGAGGTCGATGAAAAGTTTGGAGAGATTGACAAAAAAAATACATTTGAAAAACTAAAAGCAAATACAGACGTGGCTTTCGAAAGCAGTACTAAATATGCAGACTCTCTTGAAAAGATATTCAAAAAAATGGAAAAAATATCTGAAAGTAATAAAAAAGCTCAATTAGCTATTAAAAACCCTTTAGAGGGTCTTTCCGGGCAAGAGATGAATATCAAAGGTCAAGATATATTAGCACCTGGTATGACCGGATCTGAACTTTTAGATGCAAGACCAAATGAACTCGTTGCTCTTCAGAGTATGGCAGACATGGAAGTTGAAATTGCAAAAGCAACCGCAGATAAAAGATTAGAGATCGCAAAAGAAACTGCAAACAAGGAAAAAGAAATTAGACAGAAATTCATTGATGAGCAATTAGCGGTTATCCAATCTGGCAAATTTCAAGAATTAAAGTTAGTCGGTTTATCAGAGCAACAAAAAGAAGACTTAATTGTAACATCTGGTCGAACATTACTTAATCAAATTGCTCAACAAAATAAAACTGCATTTAAGTTAAACAAAGCAATAAGTATGGCAGAAGCAATACAAAATACTGCAAAGGGAGTTACGAAAGCACTCGGTGCTGGTAATATACCTATGGCAATATTAATTGGTGCTTTAGGTGCTGTTCAAATCGCCACTATAGCTAAAACAAAATATCAAGGAAGAAGGCTCGGTGGTCGCATGAACAAAGGTCAACCTTATATGGTTGGAGAGGCGGGGGAAGAGTTGGTTGTTCCGGATTCCCCAAGTACAGTCATTCCAAATAATAAATTAAATTCTGTGGGTCAGCCATTGACTGTTAATTTTAACATTAACACTGTTGATGCCAGAGGTTTTAACGAACTATTAGTAAACAGTCGAGGAACAATTGTTAACTTGATAAATCAAGCGGTTAATGAAAAGGGTAAAATGGCAATAGTATGAGTGGAGCATTACCAAAAACTAATTTTACAGCTATCAACGTCAAAAGTAACCAAAAGACTCTATTAAGCGAAACTGACAGTGGGAAAACATTTAGAAGGCAAATACAAGGTCAAAGATTCAGTTTCACAATACAATATCCACCTATGACAAGATCAGAATTTGCTCCAGTAATGGCATTTGTCATGAAACAAAGAAGTCGCAAAGAAAACTTTACAGTTACTTTCCCTAGTTATTTAAATGCTCTCGGAAATGAAACAGGAACTTTATTAGTCAACGGATCACATGCAGTTGCAGACACCACCATTGCAGTTGATGGGTTTGCCGGAGATGGTGCCGGGAGACTTAAAGCGGGTGATTTTATTAAATTTGCTCATTCAAAAGTTTATATGGTCGTTGAAGATGCAACCTCGTCAAGTAATGCTTCAACTATAACAATAGAACCTCCTTTAAGAGAAACATTAGCAAATAACAGTTCTGTGACTTATGATTCTGTACCTTTTACAGTTCATCTTACAAGTGACGTTCAAGAGTTTAGATCTGGTCAAAATGACAAAGATGGAAATTTGCTTTTTACTTATGAGTTCGATGTTATAGAGAGTTTATAGATGGCGAGAGGCTTAACCAGTTCAGTCAAAACCGAATTAGCCACAGGCAATATTGATCCAGTGCTTTTGATTGAGCTTGGCTTTGGAACACCGGTCTATTTGACAAACGCTAGTTTTGATATAACGTCAAGTATTTCTGGTAGCTCAAGAACATATCTTTCGAATGGACATCTCAAAGGCATAACGGGCGTTAGTGAAACTAATACTCCTTCTAAAAATTCACTCGTGGTTTCGCTTTCTGGTGTTGATCAAACATATATAGCAATTGCTTTAAATGAAAATATAATCAACGATAATGTTTTTATATATAGAGGTTTTCTAGATTCAAACCTTGCATTAATATCTGATCCTTTTCTTTTGTTTTACGGAACAATTGATGAATATAAAATTAGTGATAACACAACTACTGCATCCATAAATCTTACAGTTACATCTCATTGGGGAAATTTTAGTAAAACGAATGGAAGGACTACAACCGATAATTCACAAAAAAGATTCTTTTCCTCTGACAAAGGCATGGAGTTTTCAGCTTTGACTGTCAGAGACATAAGGTGGGGTAGAGAATGACCAGTGTTCATTTATACCAAGCGGAAATAAAAGACTTTCATGATGTTTACGATCTTTTGATCGAGTTTAAACACGATGAGCTTGATCATTTAGATTTACCAAATGTGGACAGAACCAAACTTACATCTTTTATAAATACAGTTTTAAAAAAAGGAAAAATTATTTTATTAAAGGATTTAGACAAAGAAATGATTGTTGGATGTTGCATATTTCATAAAGCTGAGTTTTGGTTCAGCAAACAAATGATGATAAATATTCAAGTTTTATATATCAAAAAACAATTCAGAAATTATAAGCTTTTGAAGACAATGATTAATAGTGTTAAAAAGATAGCAAAGGATTTACCGATTGTTTTAAGTGTGACAACAGGTTTAAAAATAGATAAAGTTTTCGAAAGGCTAGGTTTTGAGAACATGGGTGGCAACTGGAGACTTAAATAAATGTGCGGTTTTATAAGTGATATTGTAGACAGCATAGTTGATATTGTTGATGATGTCGTTGAGATAGTTGTTGATGTTGTTGAAACCGCAATTGGCTGGCTTGTACCTATGCCAGATATACCAGACTTCAGTGACCAACATTCTGAACAACAAGCAAAAGGTGTATTGGTCAATAAATTCAATGCAAATGCTTATATTCCTATAGTTTATGGCACTCGGAAAGTTGGTGGTCATGTTGTTTTTTTAGAAACTTCTGGTGCTGATAATCAATATCTTTATATGGCTCTTGTTTTAAGTGAGGGAGAGATAAACAGTGTTGAAAGTTTATTTGTTAATGATAACCAGGTGACCCTTTCCGGTGCTTTGACAGATGGGACACAAAGAACAGTGGCAAGTTCTGATTCAAACTTTTATGTGGATGAAAGTCTGATAACTGTAGAAGCTCACTTGGGAACGGACTCTCAAACTGCCTCTACCTTGCTTTCAACTTTGACATCTTGGACATCAAATCACAGACTCAGAGGCTTGGCTTATTTGGCATTAAGATTCGAGTGGAATGCTGACAAATTTGGTTCACTTCCAACAGTTCAAGCTATTATAAAAGGCAGAAAAGTTTATAATCCAAATCTTGATGGCACAGTAACAGGCGGGACAGGAAGCCACCGGAAAGACGACAGTACAACATGGGAATATTCAGACAATCCAATCTTGCAACTCTTAGATTATCTTAGAAACGATAGATTTGGTATGGGTATCACAAACAGTTATTTTGACAGTAATTTTGCAGATTGGCAAACCGCAACAGATGTCTGTGACACAAATATAACTCCTTTCAGCGGAGCTAGTCAGATAGACCTTATGGACAGTCATGCAGTCGTTGATAGTAAAGTTAAAGCTATCGATAATGTTAAAAACTTTGTTAGAGGCTCTAGATCATATTTAAATTTCAGCGGTGGAAAATATAAAATCTTAGTGGAATCAACAGGTTCAGCATCTATTACTTTGACTGAAGATAATATTATTGGCGGGATAAGTGTTCAAAGCAAAAATAAAAATTCAAGATATAATAGAGTCATAGTCAATTTCACTAACCCAGATAAAAACTATCAATCTGACACCGCACAGTTTCCACCGGTTGACGAAACCGGACTTGCAAGTGCTGATCAACATGCAACGATGAAAACCGAAGATGGAGGACTTCTACTTGAAGGCAGATTTGATTTTTCAATGTTTACGAGTCCTTATCAAGCACAGGAAATGGCAGAGATAATTTTAAGAAGATCTAGATCAAGCCTTGATATATCTTTGCGAGTAGATGCAACAGGATTAGATTTGCTCATCGGAGATATTGTTAATATAACTCATGCCACACCAAGTTTTTCAGCTAAGCCTTTTAGAGTGCAAGGCATGACTATAAACACCGATCATACAGTGAGTTTGCAATGCACCGAACACCAAGATAGCTTTTACACTTTTGGTACTCAACAAGAAGTCGCAACGATCCCAGACACAACGTTACCCAATCCATTTTCAGTTCAACCTCCAGCAAGTGTGACTCTGACAGATGAACTTATTGAATATGCAGATGGAATTGTTATCACAAGATTGCTAATTACGATTGGTGCTTCCCCAGATCAATTTGTCGATAACTATGAGGTTCAAATAAAGCAAACTTTAGACCCGGATGGTAATTCGGTAACAGATTCATTTCGAGAAATTGCGGTTGGAAAAATACTGGAATATCAACATCTTAACGTGATAGACGGAGCAACGTATCAAGTTCGAGTAAGAGCAGTTAATACGATAGGATCAAAAAGCACATTTATATCAACAACTAGAGTGATCGTGGGTGGAGTTGATGCACCAAGTAATGTTGAGGACTTTGCGGTTGAGCTTCATGGTCAAGATCATCTAAAACTTACATGGACTCCCCCGTCGGCAAACAGTGACTTAGACATATCCTTTTATGAGATCAGATATCAAAACGTCACCACCGGAGCAAATTGGATCAATTCAACTAACCTTGTAAGATGCCCAAGAAGAAAATGTGACAATGCTATAGTCCCAGCAAGAGTTGGATCGTATCTAATAAAGGCGGTTGATAAAAATGGTAACAGTTCGGCAGAGGCTACGATTGTTTCAACAAATATTTCAGCAATTCAAGCCTATCAACAAATCTCATCCTTTTCAGAAGTACCTAATATATTCACCGCATCTGACCAAATGGACACAACCTTTCCTCTGGCGGTCAAAATTGATCCTTCTGGTGATACCATTTTAAGTTTAGATACAGTTACAAATTTTGATGACACAGTGGGAAATTTTGACAGTGTTGTTGGTGATTTTGAGTTGGGCGGAACAGATACAACTTCAAACCCCAATTTTAATAATTCAAATAGAGATGCAAAAGGGTTTTATAATTTCTCAAATTCACTTTCTTTACCTCAAATATATGATGGAAACGTAGAGCCTACAATAACTCTGGATGCTGAGAACCCATATGATTTATTTGATGGGGGAAGAGGTGCATTATTATTTGATGAGGCAAAAGCTCCGTTTGATGGAACAGAGACTCTTCATGCTTTCCACAGGGTTCAAATTGCAACCTCAACAACATCTCTGGCTGACTGCACAAGCTTTTCAGATATATCCCAATCAGCAACTTTTAAATTTAAATTTGCAAAGTTCAGATTAAAATTATCTAACGACGATGCTCAAACATCTAGTAATGTTAAACAAATTGATATAAAATTAAATATGGAAGAGAGAACTTTTGCGGAGAGTGATTTGGCGACATCAAGCGGAAGCAAGACTGTGACTTACACAAACCCGTTTTATGCAGTACCAGCAATAGGAATATCTGCCCAAAATATGGCAACCGGAGATGTTTTTACGATAAGTTCAAAAACAGTTAATGGTTTCACAATTGCTTTTGCAAATTCAAGTGGAGGTGCAGTTGATAGGACTTTTGATTACATCGCAAAAGGATATGGGTTGCAAAGTTAATTAAATAAGGATATATAAAAGTATGGCTCAAGTATCAGATGTTAGTTTAGCGAATCAAGGATTCAGTGCTTTTAGAACTGAACTTAACAATATTTTATCTGCTTTAAATACCTCACACATTGGAAGTTCAGCACCTGGTTCGGTTACCACAGGAACCATATGGGTTGACAATGGAACAAGCGGAGTGCTTAAAGTTAAAATTAACGATGGCTCAGACAATGTTGAGTTATTTCAAATTAATATAACCAGTAATGCAATCACAAGTACAATGTCAGTTACAGGAACAATATCCGAAACTGATCCAAATGCACTACCTTTGGCGATTGCTCTAGGATAGGGAG